CCCTTGAGAAGTCCTGATACTTATAATAGAAAGCAACAAGCTCTGGATGGGTAACTATCAAGTCAGTCCAGTACCCAAGAGATTTGGCTGGGTAAGAAATGAATGGGAAGATTTGTTTCATAGCTTCAAGGAACTGTGAATTATCTGAGTAGTCCATCATAATGAAATTAGTCTTATTCACAGCAGCATCACTTGGATCAATGGTTACATTCTTATATGTCCCACCAAAGTTTGCTATGTCATCTACCTCATTCTTTATTCCACTGGCATAAGAAGCTATCTCATCTAATACTGTTCTGGTCTCTGGGGTAATAACTACATCTTCCATCAAACTGCCAGAGATGTTTGTTTTCATAGACTCTCTCCACAACTTCATGGCTTTGTCTGCCTTAGCCCACTCTGAGGCTACTAGATATTTACTGGATACATAGTTTCGTAGGGCTTCATTCATTCTCCACAGTGGCATAGGTGAACCATCTACTGTCTTGGGGAAGAGAGCATCAACAGGGTTGACCTTGTGTTCAATGAAGTTCGTAAAGTTGTTAGTCATGTCTGATAGTTCTCTGAACACTGCACTCATTTCCATGTTGCCAGCATCTTCTAGCTGATCAGCTACCCTGGTTGCATAATTAGCAAAGCCCTTACTTCCTGCTTTGTAAAGGTTGTCTTCATTCTCAAAGAATACTAACCACATGTCCTTCAGGCTTATCTTTTCATTTCCATA